CCTAATGCGATTCATGCCACTACGATTGGTGCTACTGGGGCTATTTCTCCATCTACTACGGCAGGTATTGTTGGTACGACTTTGGCGGATAGCGCTAGTGCCGGTAGTATTGGTGAATATATTACTAATACTACAACTAGTGTATCTTTAACAAATAATACTCCTGCTACAATTACCAGTATTAGTTTGACTGCTGGTGATTGGGATGTTACCGGAAGTTTCTATCTGGTTCCTGCTGGCACAACTACCGTAGCACAAATTGTTGCTGGTATAAATACAACCGCAGCGACTTTACCAAGTGTGACCAATACTTGGAATCTTCAGGGTTCTTTGACTACAGGTGGTCAACAAGGGTCAATGGTGCCCTCCCAACGAATAAATATTTCAGCTACTACAACTGTATATTTAGTGGGACAAGCTGGTTTTGGTGTTAGTACAGCAACCGGATCTGCTACTATTAGTGCTCGCCGTCGGCGGTAATTATGTCACGTAACTACTTTAAAAGTGGTGAGTGGAATGTCTACTGCATGGTCTGTAATCGAAAGATTAAATCTGGAGAGGCTCTTAAACGCTGGGATGGTCTGATTGTCTGTCCAGATGATTATGAGAATCGACATCCCCAAGATTTTCTTCGGGCTAGACAAGAACGGATCTCCGTTCCATTTACCAGTGATTCTTCTTTTAATTCCTTTAATGGACCCAACTATCCTCCTTATCCTTTCTGTACTGCTCCTGGATCTAGTGGTGTAGCGGGATTTGCAGTGGCTGGGTGTATGAGACCAGGCTTAGGATTTCCTAACGGACTTCCAGTTACGGCCCCTGAGATTCCAGATGAACCTATCTTTGTTCCAATTGCCTTGATGACTGGTGGCAATTTACTACTGATGACTGGTGGTGTTTTGAATACAGTTACACTAGACTAATAAAAAATGATCGAACTACACGAACGGGTGGCGGCTCTTGAAGAACGCCTGAGTATTAATGAAGAAACCAGTGACAAGATTCTTAAGCATGTAGAATCGATTGATGCCCATCTTAACCGGTATAAAGGTTTTCTTGGGGCAGTCTGGTTTGCTATTTCCTGCATTGGGGTTTTCTTCAGTGCAATCAAATTCTTTCACAAAGGTTAAACATTATGGCTCTACTAGATCTTTTAGTTGGACCGGTCTTGGACATTGTTAATAAGATTATTCCAACCCCGATGACAGCAGAGCAAAAAGTCCAAGCTCAGTATCAACTTCTCCAACTTCAACAGACAGGGGATTTGGCACAACTCAATACACAACTCCAGGCAACTGCGCAACAAACAGATACAAACAAGGTTGAAGCGGCTAGTACTAATATGTTTGTGGCTGGGTGGCGGCCTTTCATTGGTTGGGTATGTGGTAGTGGTCTCGCTTATCAATATCTTGCTGACCCATTGATTAGCTGGTTTGCAGCTATTATGCATTATCCTATGCCACCTAGTCTTGATCTGGGTACTTTGATTACCATGCTGGCAGGACTTCTAGGTCTGGGTGGTATGCGTACAGTTGAGAAGCTTAATGGCATTAATGCAGGACAATAACTATGACTACTCCAGTTAGTATTAACTTTGTTGATTTTGTAACCCCTGTCCCGGCAATCTGGCTCAACTATGTTAATAGTTTTGTCAATACTACTATTCCGACTCAATCTGTAACTAGTATTGCTGGTCTACGGACAGTATCAAGTGTCAATGTTCAGTATGTGTTTGTTGCTGGATACTATGCACCTGGTGATGGTGGTGGTGGATGGTATTCATTTATCTCAACGGATCATACCAGCACAGATAATGGTGGTAGTATTATTGTAGCTAGTGATGGTGGTCGTTGGTATCTTCAGAGTAGTGGCCGTTTAAGTGCCAAGCAATTTGGTGCTTATGCAGATGCAACCCATGATGACTCAACCGCTCTTCAATATATCTGGAGTACCGGTCTACATGGTTATAATATGCCTGCTGGCCAATATAAGTTTAATACTGCTATACTCAATAATTACAACACATCATCTCCTTCCTTCCCCATTCCTGGTGTACCCTCTGCACGGGCAGATATCGCTGGAGATAGTTTATCTAATACTATTTTGGTATATGGTGGGACTGGATATGCAATTGTCTGTCAAGGCTCGGACAATGGGGGTATTAGTCAAGGATTGTTGGGTCTGGATGTTTATCGTGGTTTTACACTACAAAATACAACATTTAGTCCTGCTGCCAGTAGTGGTATTACGTTCGTTAATAAAGCCTGGTGGAAACTGGAAGATGTTTATATCCAGTATATGGGAGTGGCACTCCAGTTAGAAAGTTGCTTTACCTCTAAAGTTCTCAAGTGTATTTTTGGATATAGTAATATTGGTGTGGATATGACAGCCACATCCCTTGGAGCGTGTAATGCTATTAGCTTTGATAGCTGCACTTTCCAGAATAATACTCAGATGGGTGTGCTTGGCACTAATGTGGGTGCTAATAATATTTTCCGTGATTGTACTTTTGAAAGTAATGGTACGCAGGGTAATCTCTCAACTGGTGGTTTTGTTGGGAATGTTAGTGCTTTTGGATCTGCTGGCCCCATCCTGTTTGAGAATTGTTATTTTGAAGAGAATGCCGGTATTGCTGATATTTCGATTGATAATCCGACATCTTCTCCCTTAACAATTCTGATTCGTGGATGTTCTTTTACCAGAGCTAGCAACGTCTTTTACACAAATAATAATATCTCCGTGACTAGCAGCGGTGGCGGTCAAGTTAAAGTTCTGTTGGAAGGGAATCAATTTATTTCAGCGGCACCTTATGTTGCATCAAATACGCGCCCATTTTGGAATGCTGGCTCTTCCGTAGTGCAGTTTGTTGATAATGGAGGAAATAGTTGGACGGAGACTACATCTTTACCACAACCGTTCTATTCTGGACGTGCTGTAGCTATGGTAAATTTTGTTGGCTCTACCGGAGTTCCCACTGTTTCAGAGAATCTTACTGTAGCACGGGCTGGTGTTGGTGGTTATAATTTTACTTTTGTAAATCCACTTTTATCAGCTAATTATGGAGTTCAAGTAACGGGAGATGCCGGAGGGAATGGAGCAGTTGGATATCATATATCAGGTCAAGCTACTACTGGATTCTCTTTAACTGTAACAAATCAAACCAATGTGCAATTTGATCCAACTACAGTTGCTGTAACAGTTTACAATTAATAGGTGATATATGGCAGTCTCTGGTCAAGCAAATTGGAATTACACACGAGATCAAATCATTAATGCTGCTTTTCGAAAGATCGGTGTTACTGTAGATGGATCGACTGCAACGGCTACACAACAGACAGCCGCACAAGAGGCGTTGAATAATTTGGTATTTAGTCTGTATGCCCAGGGAATGCCTGTGTGGGCAATGACTACTGTGTCCTTTACTCCAATTCTTGGTCAGATTGCTTATCAAGTTGGTCTTGGTGTTGGAACGGGTAGTCTAAATATTCAGGCACCTCTGAAGATCACGCAAGCCTTTACCCGAGATAACTTGAGTAACACAGATATCCCGATGAATATCTATACTCAATATAATTACAACTTGTTGAGTACCAAGATTAATCAAGGGTATCCAGTTCATTTGTGGTATCAACCGCAGAATCAGACAGGTACTATTACCATTTGGCCGTCACCTGATCAATACACTGCAACCAATCGTTCGATCTATTTTGTTTATCAACGAGCATTTGATCAGTTTAATGCTGCAACAGATACTCCAGATTTCCCACAAGTATGGATTGAACCTTTGATCTATTCTCTGGCACATCGCCTTGGTCCGGAATATGGTGTACCTTTGAGCGAGCAGGACAAACTTAATGAGACTGCTAATCAGTTGATAATGAATGCCCTGTCTTTTGGTACAGAAGAAGGTGCCTTGTTCATTCAACCAGATTGGGTTATTATGGGTATGGGTGGAGGGAACCCAAGTGGCTACTAATCTTACACTTGAACGACTTAAAGAGGTCTATGAATATTTACCGGAGTCTGGGTTGTTTATTAGAAAACTCCGTACCTATAGACACAAAGCTGGAGAGGTGGCGGGAACTCTTCTAGGAGAGGGTTATATCCAAATTGGTATTGGCGGTAAGCAATATCGAGCCCATCGTCTGGCCTTCTTTTATATGACTGGTGCTTGGCCTGAATTAGAGATTGATCATGTTAATGGGGAACGGTCTGACAATCGATGGGAAAATCTTAGAGAGGCAAATCGATTTCAAAATAGTTGGAATAAAAAGAAATCCAAGGCCAATACATCTGGTTATAAGGGTGTGAGTTGGGATAACACCCTACAACGCTATCGAGCTTCCATTCGAGTTAATGGAAAGGGAATTTATCTAGGTGTATATACAGATCCCAAATTAGCTGGTGCTGCCTATATTGAAGCCGCCCAATACTATTTTGGAGAATATCATCAGCACTAACCCATATTTCACTCAGTACCACACCCAGCGATTCTCTTTTATTGGATCTCCACAACAGCGGGATGGAACAGCAACTAAAGATCAAAAATTCCTGAATGTCTATCCTGAACTTATTAAAAGTCCAATCAGTGAAGGTAAGAAATACTACCTGAAGAAGCGTCCCGGTGTTGGAACCTTTCAGGCATTTGGTGGTGGTCAAGGTCGGGGTATTTTCTATTGGCAGAATACGGGAGTGTACTATACTGTAGTTGGTGCTACAGTTTATGCAAATACTACCCCGATTTACACACTTGCAACATCCTCAGGACCGGTAGGATTCTGTGAATTTAAATCCGATGCCTCCGACTTTCTGATTCTGTGTGATGGATCTAATGGTTATACCATTCAATCTACTAATATAGTTACTCACATTACAGATATTCATTTTCCAACACCTCATGTTCCAAATCCGGTATTTCTGGATGGCTATATTTTCCTGGCAGGAACAGCTACCCAGACGATTCATAACAGTGCTTTGCAAGATCCACTCACGTGGCCATCCGATGGTTTTATCGATGCGGAAATGTTTCCGGATCAGATTGTAGCTTTATCGAAAGTCCAGAACTATATTGCAGCAGTTGGTGCTACATCGATTGAGTGGTTCTACGATAATGCAAACTCAACAGGTAGTCCTTTACAACGAAATGCACCAGCAGTATCTCAATTTGGTAGTCCTGCTCCGCAAACCGTTCAACAGACCGAGAAGGAATTGATTCTGGTTGGATCAACATCTGCCGGTGGTCGTACGGTCTGGGTTATTGATGGTTTTCAACCTTCTGAGATTGGTAATGAACCTGTCCGAGAAGCCTTGGATCTTGAGGCTGGTAACATGATTTTTAATACTGCTTTTGTAATCCAATGTGCTGGACATAAGTGGTATGTATTAAATCTGAAAGCTGGCCAGCGTACTTTTGTATATGACTTTGAAGAAAAGATGTGGCATGAATGGTCCAGTGGATTATCCCAAACCAACTTTGCTTTTGATTATGCAGCCGATGCTGGTAATGGTTCCCCTGTACTTCTAGGTCAATCCAATGCTACTAACTCATATGCACTGTCTCCAACTAATTATACTGATAATGGGGTCCTGATTAATTGTACAGTGATCACCAGTAAGTTGGATTTTGATACAGTGAAGCGTAAGAGGATCTATCGTTTATCTCTGGTTGCAGATTCCCCAGAAGGTCCTACAGCAGTTCCAATGTCCGTTTCCTGGACAGATGATGATTACAATACTTATACACCGGCACAAACATTGATGCTGGGTTCTGGGTATTCAACCATTACACAATTGGGTTATATGAGACGTCGCGCATTCCAATTTGTCTTTCAACAACCTTGGCCACTGCGTATGGAATCCTTTGAACTGGATATTATTCAAGAAGTGAGGAGATAAAGTATGGCAGCAGGAATTCCTCCACCGCCACTCAATTCCCCTAGTGGGAGTTATTATTGGCTAGAATGGTACACCCAGCTTACTAACATCCTTAATGGTACAGGATATCCATGGACAGCACTGAACTTCTCCAGTTCTAATCTTCATGATATTCAGGTTAGACATCACAACTCACTACAGAATGTTCAAGGTGGTAATGCCGCTGGAGATGTAAATGGTGGAGGTAATGCCTGGCACATGACTGGTCGGGGTTATGTAGATGCTTCAGGTGCCGGTACAGGTTTACCTGCTGGTTGGACAGTCTCTAATACCGGAACTGGATTATACACAATCACACATAATCTAGGTCTGGTGGCTCCCAATATTGGGGGTATAGCAACTTCAGCAACCACTGGTGTTGTTGTTCAATGGATAGATTGTTCCAGTTCTGCTGTGGCTGTTGTTCACACTACCAATCCTTCTGGAACTGCAACTAATGGTGCCTTTACTTTTGTGATCAGTTCCTAAGATATCTATGATTAAAACACAAGTAACTCTTGAAGATGCTTTTAAGATC